CTTCTGGGGTATGTGCCAACACACTATTATCATCAAAATCTATAATCTCTTCCATAATGTCTCCGTATTTTCATTAGGGTAATATAAATATTTCTTACTTGCTTTTGTATTGCAAAAACAGCATAATTTGCTAGACAAACAATTTTGTATGTCATAAACAAGGAGCAAACTATGTGGACATCACCATCAGCAACTGAAATGCGTTTTGGCTTTGAAGTAACTATGTACGTTATGAACAAGTAATAACATTTAGAGAGGGTGTTCCTAAAAAGGAACATCCTCATCTACTGCTGCTTGTTTAGGCTTAACATCACCATCTTTTAGTTGTACAGATCCACTAATAAACTTACCTTTAGCACTTTCTCTAATCCAGCCACTAATTCTAAATTCAATACCATCTACGTTAGCAATACCTGTGTAATCTGGTCGTTTAGGATTGTCACCTTTGTCATTCTTAAATAAAGTAAACGTGTTTGTGTTGTCATATTCTGCCATTTTATTTTCCTTGTGTTTTATAAAAATTTGCTACTGTGCTACCTGTAAAGTTATCAGGATTACGTTTAATTAACTGACCAATAACTTTATCCAACTTTTCCATTTGCTTCTCTTGCTCTTCAATATCTAATGAATGAAATGTTTCTGCATGTAATCCACTAGACGCTTTAATTAACATTTGCCTTTCTATATCATTAAACATTACTTAATCTCCTTAAGTTTATTTATGATTGTATCTACTTCTTCCAAGAATTGTTTTACTTCTGACTCAAGCTCTTTTTGATACACTGGATCTGCTTCTATACGCTTTACAAATACCTGTAAATGCTCTGGAAACATTGGGTTATAGCTTACAAAATCGCACCACTTACGACCTGTAACCAAAAGTTGAAACTGGACTTGAGGAACGTACTTACTTGGAATATCTTGTGTCATCAATGTTTCTGTATGGGTACTTCCCATAGGACATTTAATTTCAATAATCCCATCTGTACCTACAAGACCATCTGGACTAGCACCAGCTTCCAAAGTAGGGTGTTGAATAAACCCTACTTCTTCCACTTCCCCGAATTGTTGCACATACTTTTCCCTAGCATAAAACTCTCTGTCAATACCGTCTTGCATTGCTTGATTAACATATGTTTCTTGCTTCTCTCCAGTTAATCTTTCGCTTACTAACTGAATCTTGTAGTTACGCCTAGACGCAGATTCACCACTCTTAATCTTTGCCAGTACATCAGCTACACGACTGGCTGTAACCTTTCCTAGCCGTGCTTGAAACCACTCTTCTGACCGTTGTTCCATTAGATAAAGTCCTCTGCTTTAGTATCTTTCATTTTAATAACAGCACCTGCACTAGCGTCAATAGCATCATGCTCTACAATCTCAAAAGCATTAGTCCATAAATATCTACGCAAATAAGTTTGAACTGCACCTAGATTTTGAACGTCATGGCAACCTTTTAAAGCTGCACTTGACATAGGACATTTAAACTCAATAAATTGTGTAGCATCATCCATGTCTGTAATAGTAAGAATTGCTATGTCTGTATAAAATGTTACTGTGCCACAGATGCCCACCTCATTACAAATCTCTTGAATAGTAGGTAAGAAATCACCTAACTCAAAATACTTGTATCCTGCAAATTTATTATGACCAGATTTTTTAAGGTCTGCTGTTTGTAACTTTAATCTTGCTTTCATTAATTTACTGTGTATGCTCATCTTGCTCTCCTTTTGATGTTTTTCCATCATTACTTGATCGTAATGTTGTTGTTGACTCATTTGCTTTCTCCCATTTGTCGTTATCTTTTTTAAGTTCTTTTACAAGATCAGCAAGAATAACTGATATATGTTTTAAAGAATGTGCCATAAAAAATATCCCCAAAATATTACTAAAAACCACTTTACCACAAAATAGAACTTTTGTGTAAACTTTTTTTGTAGTCTGTCGTTAGTAATAATTCTCATAAATCTATCTACTTTCATATCTACTCCTAAACCAGAACAGTCACTATACTCCTAGTCAATTTTTATGTCAACAAGTATTTTAATGGGGGGGTATTTATCCGACTTTTATATTAGTTGACTATAATTTTTATACATGTTAATATGCCTTTACGTTAAATAAAGGAGATAAAAATGACGTATCAAGAGGCTGTTTCATACTTCAAAACAAAATACCAAATGGCAAAAGCATTAGGGCTAACAAGACAGGCTGTGCAGCATTGGTCTAAAAATTTAGATAAACCTATTCCAGAGTTGCGTGCATATCAAATTAAAGATATTCTAGCTAAACAATCTGGAGGTACTACTAATGATGCCTAGAAACTGGAAAAAATTTCAGCATTATAACAATAGATGTCCGCCTTGGATTAAAGTGCATAACGATCTATTAAAGAATCCAGATTGGTTTGCATTAAAAGATAGTAAAAGTGCTTGGGTTTTAATAAATATTTGGTTGATTGCATCAGAAGATGTTGATGGAAATTTACCAGATAGCAGAACGCTAGCATTTCGCTTGCAAATGTCAGAAGATGAATTGAATAAACATTTATCTGTATTAAATCAATGGCTTATTGAGAATGATAGCATCATGCTAGCATCGTGCAAGCAAAGTGGGGTTACAGAGACAGAGACAGAGAGAGAGACAGATATACATGTCAGTAGATTTAATGATTTTTGGAAAGAGTATCCAAGTAATAGAAAAGTAGGTCGTAAGCCATGTGAAACAAAATGGAAAAGAAACGGTTTAGATAAAATTGCAGATAAGATCATTACTCATGTTAAAGAGATGAGTAAAACTAAATCATGGATAGAAGGATTTAATCCTTCACCACTAACATACATTAATCAAGAAAGATGGGAAGATGAATTGCAAAAAGTTAGGAATCCGTGGGATGGTGCTAAATGAATATAGGTGACGCATTAGAAAAATTAACAGTCAATAAGGAAATTATAAATGAATATTATAAAGGTGAACATGCAAATGCAGAATTTCTTGTTAAGAGTACGGATGTTTTTACTGACTCGGTTGTTCGATATTTTAATTCTGAAATACACTCTGGCAAATCGTTGGGCTTCGTTAAAACGGAAGATGACTTTAAAATAAGACCTGCTGAACTAACTGTCTTGACAGGAGTGTCAGGGCATGGTAAGAGTATGTGGTTGTCTCAAATTATTTTATCTTTAATGAAACAAGATACTAAATGTCTGATTGCTTCTTTAGAAATGAGACCTGTATTAACTCTTGCTCGTATGGTGCAACAAACATTAAAATCATCAGAACCTACAGATGAGTTTATAATTAAGTTTTGTGATCGAGCTAAAGAAAAGTTATATCTTTATGACCAAACAGGCTCTACCACATCAGAAGATATGATTGCTACATTGTATTGGGGTAAACATGTTTTAGGTGTGGAAGTCTTTGTAATTGATTCTCTTATGAAGATGTCAGATATTTCTGAAGACAATTATGAAAGACAAAAGCTTTTTATAGACAGACTTGCTACAACGTGTCGTGATTTAAACATACATGTATTCTTGGTGGCACATACTCGTAAGATGGCAGATGAAAACGTAGTTCCAGATGCTACTCATATTTTAGGCAGCTCGCATATTCGCAATTTATGTGATAACATAATTTGTGTGTTCCGCAATAAGAAGAAAGAGTATGATATCGAAACAGGTGACAAGACAGCAGAAGATTTAAAAGGTATTCCAGATTGCGTAGTATATTTACAAAAGCAACGTAATTATCCTGTAGAAGGTAAGTGGAATTTTTGGTTTGATAAAAAAGGTTTAAGTTACAAGGAAAGACCATGACCATAAATGAATTTATAAAATATGTTCAAAAGTTGTATGGTGAAGATGCTACATACAAAGCAACATCTAAAGAAGGTGTAACTTTTAAATCTAAAGGATGGGATGAAAAATATGATTCGGTTCGTTTTGACGAAGTACAATTACGAAAACTTGATAACAAAAATCAAAGCTCTTGATTTAACTAAAAGGTGGCGTGTGAATATTAGTGAAGAAAAAGTTGTAAGGTCACTTGAGCAGAATGAAAGGCTGTGGTCGCTATATGGGTCAATTGCTAATTACATTGGTGAAGATCCTAGCACAGTTCACGAGTTGTTAGGATATAAGTTTCTTCGCTACCAAACAGAGATAGCTGGCAATCCTGTGGAGTTGGTTAAGTCAACAACAAAACTCACTACAAAAGAAATGACAGAGTATCAAGAAAACTGTGAACGTTGGGCTTCTACTCTTGGTTGGAGTTGGGAATTATGAGACAGCCAATTATCGATGGCATAGTTATATTTTGCATTGTATGGTTTATTGGTGGTGTTGCTAAACTCATTAAGTATTTTTATGAATTATCGTAGCAAGAAATTGTTAGAAGCGGTTCGTGAGTTTCCTTGTGCTATGTGTGGCAGACAAGACGGAACAGTTTGTGCAGGTCATTCTAATCAACAGCGTGATGGTAAAGGCACAGGCATCAAGGCTCATGATTATAGAATCGCTAGTCTTTGTTATCAATGTCATGATATGATAGACAACAACAAAGAGTTAGACAGAGCAGAAAGAATTGAAGCGTGGGAGCAGGCTCATCGTAAAACTGTGGGTTGGTTATTTGATAGAGGGGTAATTAAAATTGGGTAAAGGTTCTGGAAGAAGACCATTGTTAATTTCTGAACAAGAAGCAGAAGACAACTGGAATAAAATATTTAAAAAAAATTACGAATACGAATTAAACAAGTCTACAGGTGAAGTAGAAAAACGTTTTATAGATGGCATATCTAAACCTAACGAAAGTCAATTTGATGGCGACAAGCCCAACGCAGTTAAGCCTTAAGAAGTTAAGAGCAGATGGATATTTAGTAGCCATTACAGAAAAATTTAATCACTTCTGTAAAATTAGACAGGATATGTGGGGCTGGTGTGATCTACTTGCTATAAAAGAAGATGAAGTGTTAGCAGTTCAAACTACAAGTTATACAAACATATCTGCAAGAGTTAAAAAAATTGCTGATAGTGATACGATAGGCATAGTAAGAAAGGCTAACATAAAAGTCAACGTGCATGGTTGGCATAAGGTTGGCAGTCGTTGGGAGTGTAAAGTAGTTGATGTATCATAAGGAAAAATATGGAAGCTAAAGTTAGAGAATATAATGTTAAAGGTCGTTTAGTGCATATAGAAAAAATGCGTAATTTAATTTTAGATGCGTTAGGTGATAAATCTTTAACTATTGCAGAGTTATCTGAAGAAATGGGTATGGAACACAGAAAGATCCAATACATTGTATTAAACATGAAAAATTTAGGCATGTTAAATTCAACAGAACGTGAACAACAGGGACAAAAGAAAATATACAGATACTTTAAACCTAAAGTTAATTTATTACAAAACATATTTCACCCTATGCCAGACTTTAGCGACAGGATCAAAGGCATTTATATTCACACTGAAGAGGAAGCTAATGCACATAGATAGGCTTAAACAAATTTTAGATGATTGGGCTAGATGGATGCACGCACCAAGCACAAAGCTAGGCTATCCAAGCAAGTCTTTGGGTATGATTAGCGGTGGTGAGTCTACTAGCGATGCTTTTGAAGATATGGTGTCAGAGATGGATATAACCAATGTCAGAACAATTGATGCAATTATAAGCAGCCTGCCCAAACATCAAAAAGATGCAGTATACGCTAGATACTTAAAGACATCTAAATACGATGACTATGAATACCAATTAGGGCTTGCCTTTGACAACATGCTATCTATGGCTTCTAGGCGTATAGTCGCTTGACACAAGTATTTAGTTATGGTATAATTCGCCTGTTGGGATAGTCTCGCCCAT